ATGGGACATTAATATTAGACTCCATATCTGTTATTACAGCTTCTGCACTAGCTCCTAAACTCTTAATCTGTTGTCCGTGATCTTCATATGCCTTTGTGAATAAATCCTCAATCTCTTCTGGCTCTATCGACTTACGATTACGTATATCATTTACTCGATCCATAAAATGTTTTGTGAATTCTATATCAATTCCAATAGCAGCAAACACTCTATCTAAGTATGCTTCCACCTCATCTAACTCAGACTGGTTTACCGATTCTAGTATTTGTTGTAATTTAATCACTTATCTGTAGTAGTCTCTATAACGACTTTTATCTTTGGTTCATAACCTTGTGGTAGTTTATTTACTAATCCTTTAAAAGTAGAGTTACCAGCATCGTGCCTAAACTCAAATTTAAGATTACTAAGATCCATCATCACTTGTGAAGATGTTGTAAACCCAAAGCTATTATCTCGTCTATAAGGATTCATCCACTTATCGCTATCGTGCTGCTTTGATAAAGCATCTAACACCTGCTCTTGCGATGAGATGTCTGACAGTGCATCGTGAGCTATCTGCTGTCTGGACAAAGAAGATTTTCTTTTCAATCCACCCGTATACCCAGTATCTGGATATTCAATCCCATGATTAGTTCTCGTGACTACTTCATCCGGACTTATGCGTTTTATTATTGGAACATGTTGAGATGTCATTTCGATAATGTAGCTATGCTTAGCGTTTGACACAATTGTAAGTCCTTTTACCCCAACATCATCCTCATCATCTCCTCTAAAATTAATTACCGATCTCATGGATTGGGATAGTTTAGACTGTTGCAATGCTGTTCTAATCTTCAATCCATCATAAGAGGGTTTGCCGTTTTTACCCTTTTTAGCTTTATCTTTTGCTAAATCTCCCTCCTTTTCATCGAAACCTACCATTAAAGAGGCGTTTACTACACCAATACCCTTCTCATTCAAACCTTCACTCCAATCCGTTAGGACATCTCGCATATATACCATTTCTATGCCATTCACAATTTCATGGACTACTTCAAGGTCTGGAGCATACATTCTATCACGATTCTTTGCTAATACGACATTACCATCAACACGACAGCGTGCAATAACACACTCATTTAATTCTTGAAGAATGTTGCGAAGTTTTATCATGATTAGCTTTCTAATAAATAGTTACTATTCTTTAGTTTCTTTGTGCTGATCAATCTTTTCTAGGATTTTCTTGAGAAGATCCATTTTTATCCATCCACTCAATGAAGCGTTCTTGAGAGCACTCACTACTTGGAAGATTAAAAACGGCACAATGACTGTCTCACTTAACCATGAGGTACCCGCAAAGCTTTTCTCTATAGAAAGCAGCACTCCAAGGATAACCCACCACAAGACTAAAGTTCTTAGTACTTTTATTGCTTTGTAAGTTCGAAACCCCTCTCTCTTAATTCCTGCTATAACTCCAAAGAAACCATCTAACAAGACAACACAACCTACTGACAGAAACTGTTCAGCATTATCCATGGCAAGGCCTAGGAAGTAAGAACATATAAATGCGCATGTAGTTGATATCGATACTATGGTAGTTTTCATAAAGCTTTAAGCATTTCGACTAACTCTTGTTGCGGAAAACAATCAAACTTATCTTTACGAACATTTGTGTGTGTCCATAATCCAAACTGCTTAGCATTGTAAGCGTCTGAGTTAAACTCAAAAGCATCTTTAGGATGTACTCCTTCTTTTAGGAGTTTAGGTAATCCGTTGACTAGATCCATTTTTGGATATATGTCTCTAAGATGTAATATCAGCAATCGAAGTGATTCAATTTGTTTTTCTGTATATGCATGCCAGTATTGGTGTCCTCTAAACTTGTATCCTAGATCACAAACATATTCTGACTTTACTTCTGTATTAACGTATGTGAAGTACTTATCACCCTTCTTGGTTAAGTATCCAAAGTTGTTAAGCTCAACACCTCCAGACATCTTAGAAATTTTAAAGTTTCCTACTTTACCCAAATGCCAACCTACATAGTTATCAGGAAAACATTCCACTACAACACCATCGTGTTTAGCCTCTTTACCCTTTACATTAGAGCCTCCTATGCAGTATTGAGTAGCCACTCTTCCTCGCTTATCCTTATTCCAACTGTGCACAGTGTTGTATGGATTGTCCCAACCAGCAGTGTGATGTATAAAGAAGCCTAACGGTTCAATCTTACCATAATCTCTCACATACTCATCAGAATCCAAATACACTTTATCGATCACAAGACCGTCCTTAGTTGTGTACGTTCCATGCTTTGCTAACTTATCATCCTTATCATATGCTGTGTCTTCAGCCGTAGTGTCCTTAGTGCTATCTGTGTCAATTCCTGCAGCTTCCCATGTTGCTCGACCAACAATTCCATCAGCTACTAGGCCATTTTTCCTTTGCCACACCATCGTCAACTTCTCTGTACCTGCACCAAATATTCCATCTGCTGGCGTACCTATCACCTTCTGCCACTCTATTACCTCTAAACCTCTACTTCCTTTTTTTAACAACATATTTTATTTTTTTAAAAATCACTCATTATAGACTCATCTACAAACTCCTGCACATCTTCTTGCTTTACATCTACCTGCATCATAATATTAGCTTGGTATCTTTTCTTCTCTTCACCATCAACAAACACTATTATAGTAGGTAACACTACTATTTTATACTTTGTTTTTAACTTAGGATATTTGGTAAGATCATAGTATTTAACACTGCAGTCCGACAACTTCCCTAGCCAAGCCACCTTATTAGCATCATTCCATGAAGCATTAAAATGCTTAACAACTACTTGGGAATAACTCTCTGTAGCACACAGCAACATCAACGCAAACATTAATATTAATCTCATAGCTTTTATCTTAGTTTGTCAATTTTCTCTTCTATACGATCCATATCTTCCTTCAACTCTGTGACATCTTCTTGAGTTGTCATAATAGTCTGTCGAACCAGTTGATCTTTCATATCATACTCCATTCGTGTTACTTCTGGATCTGGCGGTATAGGAAGCTCTCTAGCTTCTTGTATATCTGCTTGTAACGCAAACCACATTCCCACAACAGTGGCTATTCCGAACGCAAGACCTATCAAAGTTTTGATACTAACCTTAAAACCTGTATCTTCATTTAACTCTTTTGCCATTTTTAAAAAATTATGTAATTGACACCGACACTAAAGTTGTGCCAACTACGATTCCAGTACTTGTTGTATTTGCCCTCTAGGAACACTCCTAGACTCTTATTAAACTTGTAACCAAAAACTAATCCTCCTGAGTAGTCAATCCATTGACCGTTGTTAAAGTTGTGATATGAAAATTCGCTATTTGCCTTTAGATGTACTGGCATTACATTACCCCATGAATGCAACCAAAAATCTTTAGTGTAATGATAGAAATCAAAACCTATTACAAGGGAGTGGTTCCATTGCAATGCTAAAGCACTTCGTTCTTTTTCTGTGTACTCTGCCAATACTTCCGGTACTACAACTGCCTCCCACACTTGTGTGTTTTCAGCTACTAAATCTCCATTTGGATCAAAATACGTTACACCACCAAAACCATCAAACTCTGCTGTGTATCCTTCTTGTAGAGCCAGTTGAGTGTAGTGTAAGTTGCCATCCGACAATAACCAGCTCTCTAAAGGATTGTACCCATAAGGTTCGGATATACGCTGCACTGCTCCTATATTGAATGACAATTTATCTCCTATCTTTTGTCTGTATCGTTCAGATGCTTCAAAGTATTGAATATCAGCAAACCCATCTTGTACATACTCTACCTTAGCTATCCATCGATCAGCTACATATCGTAAAAAATGATCTTGATTGAAGAAGGAGGTTCCTTGCTGTCTGGTCCAATCTGCTTCAAATAAGAACTCAAAGCCATTTATTTTTCCAATTGTAGCAGCGTCTCCGTATGATTTTTCTGTGCCATCATAAAACACATTAGCTCGATTTTCATAACCAAATCTAGCAATCTTTCTCACACCTATTGCAATAGAATAATCAAAAGGTGTTTTAACTGTGTTTGTCTGCAATCCATCTGTCACTGAAAATACAT